CGGTCAGTCGCGAAGCCGCCGACGAACTCCCGGCGCTGGTTCGGGCCGATGCCGAGGTGGCTGCCGTCGATGAGGTCTTGCGTGTCATTGACCTGCACGCTCGTGATCGTCAGCGTCGTGCCGCCGAACGTGAACGTCAGCCCCTGTGCCGAAACGCCAGCCATAGAAACGCCTCCTTGCGCCTTGTGTCTTCGTGCCGCCTAGTTGGGCGACTCCTGCCACCGACATTGCCACAGTTGCCTGACCTCGTAGGCCGGTGGCAACTGGGCGCCGACGGTGGTCGGATCGAGGAAGTCGTCCGTCTCGGACACCAGCCTCATATCTTCAATTCTAACCCCCGCCAGCGTGCCGGTGCGGTGATCCAGAGCGAGCCGGACGTCGTCTGCCAACTCTCTGGCGGCGTCGTGAGTCAGCGCCCATGAGGCGATCTGGATGCTCATCAGCGGCAGATACAGGGGGTTGCCTAGGGTGCCCTCGCGGGCGATGTTCGCCCGCTTGTAGACGAGGAACGGGAAGTCGGTCTTCGGCACGGCGACGGCGTAGATGCGGAACCCGACGCGCCTCGCCACCGACGGGTTGCCGGCGAGCACCTGATAGATGTGATTTTCGGCTTGCAGGAGCATTTCAGCGGCTCAGGTCGTCGATGAATTTGGTCAGGGACGCTCGGACGGCCGACAGGACCGCCTGACGGCTGTCATTGATGGCACGCTCCATTAGGTGCTGCGGCTTCATTTCGCCGTAGGTCTCGCCGGGGGCCAAGACGAATGGGCGCGAGCCCCCAGCGGTCTTCACGAAGCCCTTGGCCTTGCTTCCCATGAGGAAGTAGTAGCCCCTGCCGAGCCGCTCGAACTGCTCGTTCGTGGACGTGCCGGGAACTCTTGCCTTTCGCCCGAATCGGCCGTTGATTGCTTGATGGACGTTCACGTAGGTTCGACGATTTTGCGATCCCGGTTTTCTCCTGCCGGTGCCGAACTCAACCAGCCACGCATGGTTCCCCGCGCCCTTCTCCTCAACGTCCCACTCCTTGCCTTCAACAACGTGGGTGGGTCCGCCGACGGCGATGTATATCCCCTCGTACTTCTTCTTGCCGTCCCTGATCCTGAATGACCGACGAAGGTTTCCCGTGACGCTAGTGACGCTGCTCCGGTAGGCTGTCTGAACAGGCCGAAGGCCGTCTTTAGCCGCCTTTTGGAGGAACCGGCCGGGGTCTTTGAGGCACTTCGCGGAGGCGTCTTCAAGTTTCCGGCGAAGGTCGTCGATGCCGTCGAACCTGAGATTTACGAATGCCTCAAGCGCTTGGCGCGCCGTGCCGCCGCTTGGCAAAGTCCGCGGTTGTGTGGCATCAATCTGGATCGCCATCACTGCACCTCGCGGGCGAGCATTTCAAGGTACGTGCGATTTCCTCGCTCCGTCACGCTCGACAGTTCCATGGTACGGCCACGCCAGACGATGCGGTGGAGGTGCGTGACGTCTTCCCGGTAGCGGATGCGGACGCGGTGGGTCGCGATCACGTTCGCCTGCTGGGCTTGCAGGATGTCGCGGCTGGAGAGGCCGTCCACCTGTGCCCAGACCGTCGCGACGGTCGTGCCCCACGACATCACCGACTCGCCGGAGAAACTCCTCGACTCCGTCGGAGAGAGGATCGTGACCCGCTCGGTGTATTTGCCGATGTCGATCACGCGACGCTGCCCTCGCCCAGGAGCACGATGTCGTAGTTGCCGCCGACCGTTCCGGTCACCGTCACGCCGGAGACGGCCATGCCGGCGGCTGACGGGTCGACCTGCACCGCCACGGCACCGCCGGCAACCGTCAGGCCGGCGGCCGGGAACGGCGCGCCCGCGAAAGCGATGCTCGACGCACCGCGATTTCGCAGATACCACGCCTTCACGGCCGTGATCGTCACCGTGACCGTGGCGCCGCCCCGGACGTCCGACAGCGTCGAGAGCGACAGGTTCTGGGATGCCGCGGCCAGCGTGCGATTCGCGCTCCACGCGACCTGGGCCTGATTGGCCGCCGAGCCGTCCGCCAGAGCCTGGGCGTAGGATGCCGGCGTGACGCGGATGCCGCTGGACAGGCTCGACGACTCCGTCTCGTGGGCCAGAAGCGACAGCGTGACTTGTGCGGAGAATGCCATGGCTCAACTGCCCATCAGGTAGATTTCGTAGGTCTTTCCCGGCGTGCCGCCGATTCGCAGAATCGACCCGCCGACAGTCGTGCCGAAGCCGGCGGAGTTCGGGCACGAAAGCAAAAACGAGCCGCCCTCGCGGATCGGGTAGCCACGAAGCGTCAGGCTGCCCAGATTGATCATCGGCGAGAAATTCCAACTGGTGACGTCCTGTCGAAAGTTGGAGAACTGCGATCCGTTCCAGCCGGCAGTGAGCGCGATCTGCGTCGTCGTCGACAGGTTCTTCACGCAGATGAGTTTCAGGGTCGAGATGCCGACGCTTGCGAAGTCCACCTCGTCGTAGCCGATCGCGGGGAACGTCCTCCGATCAGTCCAAACGCGGTCGCAGTCGCCGACGTTCACCGACAGGTCGATCGGGTATGAGTCAACGCTCGACGACAGGCCGCTGGTCTCGAAGCGGCGAGCCTGCACGGCGGCGCTGACTTGGGCGGTGAGCGTCATCGGTAGCCGGCCCAGCCGGAGGCGGCGAGGACCGTCTCGAAGGTGTTCGGCACCGGCAGCACCTGCGAGTAGCCGGTGACCACGGGTTGCCGCATCTCGAACCAGTGGGCCACGAGGAGCGTGATCGCCTGCCGCAGCACGGGCGGCACTGCGGCCCCGTCGTTGCCGTAGCCTGCCGTCCACTGGACGACCACGCTGTTCTCGTCGCCTCGAACCGCCGGCCAGACGCCGTTGTAGAGCGGGTAGATGCGGCCGGGTGTGACGTAGTTGTCGATTTGAAAGGCGTTCGCGGCGCTCGTGATCGTGTTGGAGTTGCCGGCCTCATCGCGGTACGTGACCGTCACCGTTGCCGGCTGCATAGGCGGCCTGGGCAGGATGATCTCCCAGAGCGGAAACGTGTCGTACCGCGCCTGCCAGACCTGCGTGATCATCGAGATGTCGAGGATGTCCTCGCAGTACTGACGGGCCGCCGTGATGTAGGCCTGGATGAGAGCGTTGGAGTCGTCGTCATCGACGCGGCAGTGTGCCTTCGCCTCGGCGAGCGACACCGGCTCGACCGCCGGCGGCGTCGACTGGTAGAGGCTGCGGTACGGCGTGATGCCAAGAGCCGGCGATCTCGGCTCGCCGTAGACGATCGTGACGCTCATTTCCTCGGCCTCCTAGTCTGCCGATCCACGGCTCGCTCGACCTCTGGCTGGCGGGCGGCCTCCTCGACGACCGGAGGCTTCGGCATCGGCTGGGCCGGCTCAGGGATCGGCTCGATCATGCCGCGGGCCACGAGCAGGCGTGCCATGCCGTCTGACCAGTCGAACTCCTGGCCTTCCTTGTAGACGCCGAAGTTGCGAACGACGCGAATCCTCATGCGACGAACCCCCACGCATCCTTGGGCGCCTGCTGGCCGCCGTTCCAATACTCGGTCGTGTGCTGCTGCACCTTGCCGCCCTCGACGCTCCGGCTCGGCCAAGTGATCATCAGTTCGGCATGGCCGACGCTGACGTGCGTCGCGATTCCCAGCGTGTTCCCTGCCTTCTCCCAGGCCCGCCAAAAAGCGATGTCCTCGTCGACATGGCCGCCGGAGAACTCGCCGTCGTCGTTGGCTCTGGCGAGGAACCAGGGCTTCGGCACCTTCTTGAGGGCGTCGCACCGCAGGAACGTGCAGCCGAAGTGTGCCGTGGCGACTCGCTGGACGGGCTTCTTGAACCAGTCCTCATCGACGTTCGTCTGCTGCTCCGGCGTCATGCCTGGGAGCGCGAACATCACCGCGTTGGCCTCGCGCTTGGTCTGGAGCGGGGCGATGGCGTCCACGCCGGAGTGCATGAGCAACGCGAGCAGGGCTTCGATCGACTTCGAGGTGAAGATGGTGTCGTAGTCGAAGGTGAGGATCACGTCGTGCGTGTCCACGACGGTCTCCATCGACCTCTGGAGGCATTGCCCCCAGAAGGCTCCGGTGTACTTGATGGGAGAAATGCGATGCGGCGCGAGAGCCTGCGCCACGCAGAAGAAATTATCAGTGAAGCCGAGGCGAGGCGTGCTCATCAGAGCAGCGACCTTCACCTCGGCTTCCACGTTGCCGATGCGAAGTAGCATGGAGAAGTGCTCCTAGTAAGGAGCGGGCGCGCCTCCATGCGCCTTTGCCGGCCAGTCATTGGCCGTCCCGCTTGAACGGGATCAGCCCTTGACCCACTTGGTGACGTTGACGTCGGTCTGCGTCGCCGGGTACTCCTCGCCACGGGAGAGGAGGGCCACGACGCTCACGACCGCGCTGACATCCGGCGTCACCGAGAGTCGCAGGTAGCGCTTCTTGGCGAGGCAGTCGATGTCCATCTTCACGACGCTGGCGTCGGTCGTGCTGACCGCCGTCATCGTGAATCCGCCTGTGCCGTCCTTCACGAGCGCCGTGACGTTCGAGTAGGACGAGTTGTCGTCCGACTCCTCGACCTTCAGGACGCTGGCGAACGCGGTGCCGGCAGACGCCGCCTTCGAGACGAGCATCGTCACCTGATCGTAGCCGCGACGGTCGACGACCACGGTGGAGGTCGCCGTCGAGCCGACGATGGCCGGGAGGGCCGTGGGATGAACGACGCGGAGGTTCTGCGAGTGGATCACTGGGGCTATCTCCTGTTACTCGTGGGTTCAGGCGGTCTTGAGAGCCACCACCGGGCCGACCTCGCTGGTGTCGCCCAGCGAGTGATGGTTCACGTCGAACCGCATCGTTCCCTGGAGGAGCAGTTGGTCCGTGGTCGCGTAGACCTGATCGTAGAGACGGACGCTGAAGTCGCGACGACGGGCGTAGATGCTCGACAGGGCCATGTTGCCGAAGAGCACCTTCACCTTGTTGCTGTCGGCGCCCAGCGTGCTGTTCATCACATGCACGAGGGTCACGCCGTAGCCGAGGAACGTGTCGACCGTGCCGGCCGCCACGTTCTCGACGGTGTTGCCGCCGGCCGCGTACTTGAGCCGAGCGATCGACGCGGCGTAGCCGGCCGGCGAGATGTACCACCGAGCGCCGGCACGGGCGTAGATCGGCAGTTTGCCCATCGCGCCGAGGAAGTCTTCGAGATCGAGGGTCTCGAAGGCGGTGTTGCCGGACGCGGCCGAGACCACTGAGGCAGTGTGGGTGCCGTCGTTGATCTTGCTCACGATACCGTTGATGCCACCGTAGGTGCCCTGCGTCCCATCGCCGAGCCACCCACACAAATCGATTTTGTACGAAAGCGACTGCGCGAACTCAGTTGCCACTGCGTCCGCGAGTCCCACTACGCCCTGCGAGTCCTCGACGAGTTCCGTCGACATCCGGCAGCCGACCGCCAACTTCTTGGCGACGAGCGACACGTTGCCGTAGGTCGGCTCGCTCTCGGTCACCGAGGAGCCTTCGCCGACGAAGTACGCCGTGGTGCCGGTGAGCCGCTTGGGGATCACGAGCGTGTCACGGGTCATCGACACGTTCTCGCACGCCGGGGGCAGCGTCCCGTAGGACTCGACCAGCCGGATCACGCGATTGGCGAACTCATCGGGGACGAGCGCTCCGCCGGAGGCGTTGGTGCTCTCGCCCATGGCGCGAGCCTCGACGCCGTGATCCTTGCACCACCGCAAGTCGTCAGCGTTCTTGAAGATGTGCGCCCGCAGCCAACGGCCGCAACGATACGCCTGCTCGACGGCATCCGGCGTGTCGCTGAAGGCGCGGAGTTGCGTGTGGTGGGGGAGAATCGCGCGAATCTCGGTCTTCGCCTTCTCCTCCTCGGCACGCTTCTCTTCGACGGGGGTCACGACCGGAGCGGGAGCGGCCTTCTCGAACGTCGCGCGGAGTTCCTTCTCCTTGGCGTTCAGGGTCTCCTCGAAGCCGATCTGTGCCGTCAGGTCATCGGCCTGAGTACCGAGGGTCAGGTACTCCTTGTTCTCCTCGGCGGAGCGGCCCTCGATGCGGCCGAGTTCGGCCATCCGCGCCGCAACGGCGGCTGCACGATCCTGAAGACGCTTGAGGTTCGACGCCATGGTTGGCCTGCTCCTGTTTGAGCCGGCCAACGCGACGATGCGGCGGCCGGCGGGTGTTCCCGCTAGCGCGCCGCGAAAACGTGAATCCTCACGTCGCTCGCACTGTCCACCACGACGTCCGTCGTGATGCACTTGTCTCTACGTGTAACTTAGCACACTCAGGTTACGTCGTGCAACTTGATGCGCAGCAGCGCCGCCTGGAGGTCGGCAAGTTTCGATGCCGCCTTCGCCATCTCGGCGTCGAACTGCGTCGTGTCGACGCTGACGGCGACGGCGGCAGGCTCAGTCGCCACTGGCGTCTCGGCCGGCTGCTCTGGCGCCGGAGACGCGACGGCCTCTTCGGCAACAGCGGCATCCGACCTCTCGGACTCTCGTTCCATCTGCGCGACCTTTCGTGCTGCCCACCCTTGGGCCGGCGTTCCACCCCACAGAAGCCACGCCACAAATCCTGGCTTTTCAGCACCCGGCGTGTCCCAGCCGGGCGACTTGCTCGCCGTCTGGTGACGCGCGAACCACGCATTCATCTCGCGGACGTGGTCCGCGGTGAGTTCCTCGCGGCGAGCGATCTTGTTGGCCCTCGCGACCGTCTCCGGCTTGAGGCCGTCGCCGCTCTTCCCCTCCTCGTGGAGCCGGAGGCCGCGGCGTGCCGCGCTCGCCATGCCGGCGGACGGCCGGAGGCTGACTGCACGCTCCTCGTCGGTGGCCTCGATGCTCCGCTCGCTCGACGCCTTCGGGTGCCCGCTTGGCAGGAGGTCGTTGTCGGTGACGTACTTCGAGTCCTCCGGTCGGCCGTTTCTCAGGAGGTAGAGGTAGGCATTGACCCTTGCCATAGCCCAGGCTCCACGGCTCACGCCGGGGCGATGGCTCGTCGAATACGCCCCTGCTCCGCGGCGATAGACCGAAAGCAATTGGCCGATCGATGTCCTCGACCACGCCGGCTTGTCGGCCTCCCGCATTGCGGCGTTGTGCTCGACAACCTTGGTTGACAGAGCCTTTCTGGTGGTCTCAGAGACCTTGATGCGGCCGGATGCGTTCTTGGCCGAACCCTGCTTGTTCTTGTCGCTGCCGCTGATCTGGTCTTCCTTGGGGGCCGGCGTGGACTGCGACTTGTCTCCGGCAGCGCGGTCCTCGGAGTCGTCCTCATCCTCCTCGTCGTCCATGCCCGCCTCTGGCGAGTCGACCTTCGTCAGGTCGGCGACCATCTTGGCGACCATGTAGTCCTCGGCCTCGCCGTCCTCAAACGGCGTCAGGACGGCCAACGGAGCGTCCTCTGTCGCGCTCATGCCCTGCAACGACCCTTCGGTCATAACGTGCTCGACGCGACCGACGCCGTCGTCCCACGCCGCGAAGTCGCCTTCGGAGAGTTCCCCAGGCTCGGCGCGATCTTCGATGGTCGGAATGGCCGCCGGCTCGGCATCTACGGCCGCCGCCCGCTTCGCGACCCACGCTTCGCCGCTGTCTCCGCCGGCCAGCATCCACTCGACCCATGCCTGCGTGTACTTCCAGCCGATGGAGCGAACGTCGTGGCACTTTCGGTGCGTCTCAGCGAGAAATTCGACCTCTTCGACCGAGAGAACCGACCTTTCGGCGACCCTCTCGGCCACGGCGAGCAGCCGCTGGTCGACGCCGGCGACCTTGCTGCTACGAAGAACGCGCCGAGCGGCGTTCGCCATCGTCTGATTCGGCCGGAAGGCGTCGCCAAGGGCGAGTTCGACGGCTCGACGGCTCACGACCACGCTGGACGCGCCGTATGCGGGCCGAACCACTGGTCCGACGTCGTCAAGGAGGCTGATTGAGCGGATTTCGCGCCTTCTGACGCCGTTGGCGTCGGTGCTCCACGAGTCTCCACCGCTCCGAGACACGGCGAACGCGAAACTTGAGCCGGTGACGTAGCCTTCGGACACCAGGGCGACGACTTCCTCGGCGGTTTTCGTCTTCGGCGGCGTCATTTCGTACCGCAGGCCGTAGGGGTCGGCCTTGAGACGCAAACTTCCGTTGCTGGACCGCGCCAGAAGCATATTTTTGTCGTGATTGAACACGCCGACGACGTCGGGATTGGTCTTGAGGACGTCGTCGAAGGCTCTTGGGTGGATAGTCTCGATGAAGCCGCCGAGGTCGTGGCTGGGCGACTGAAAGACGGCCGCGTAGCCGACGATGACGGGGCGCTTTTCGCCACCGTCCATCTCGCGGTACTCGATCGTCGTGTTCTCGGCCGTGATCCGGCGTTCAATTTCAGTCTCAGCCATCGCTCTCCTCCTCGAAATGAGCCTCGAACCACCGTTCGGTGGCCGTTTCGTAGGGTTTTCCGCTCCTGTGGCACTCCAACAGGAGGTCTTTCGACCTCATCAGCCACGCAGCCACGAACGAATCAATGTCTCGGTGAGCAGCCTTTGCTGCGTCGCACAGTTCGGCACGCAGCCTTTCTTCGACTTGGCCGAACCATTGCGTGATTTTCTCCGGCTTCGACCGCCGCGAGAGGATTCCTTCTGCTTCGACGGCAGCGATACGTCGTAGTGCAGTGCGAAAGACGACTTCGGCTGGGTCGAGGGTGCGGTCTTCTGCGTCTCCGTCGGCTTCTCCGGCCTCGTCTCCCGTGCTTTCTTCCGGTTGTTGAGGCTGCTCCTCGGTCGGGAGGCTTTCGGGCGTCGCTGCTTGTGGCTGGCCGGTCGGATTTTCAAGGGTGAAGGCTTCCAGAAGTTGCATATTCACCTGCACAAACCGCTTTTTGCCCAGTCCGTCGGGCAGCGGGTTGTATCCGATCTCCGCGCGGTACTCGTCCACGTCGATGGCGCCGTTATTGAACGCCTCGCGGAGGTACGTCGACCTCGCCGCGTAGTCGCCGGCCATGAACGAGTTCATGTCGAAGCCGACGAAGTAGGTTTTGTCGTCCGTCACGAGGTCTCGACGGCACGCCAACTCCCATCGCCGGCACCACGGCATCAGGCTGAAGGTCTTGTAGTCGATGGCCGCCTGCTCGACTGTGCTGTGCCGGACGTTCGACAGGTCGCCGATCAAATGGGCAGGCACGCGATAGACCCTGGCGCACTCCTGCAACTGGAAAAGGCGTGTCTCGACCAGGGCATTGTCACGGTTATTGACCGGGTCCGACTTCTTCTTGAAGCCGAACGGCATGACGACCGTCTTGTACGCCTTGTCGGGGCCGCGATGGGCCTCGTCCCACTGCTGGCGGAACCGCTGGAGAGCCTCTGGCTTGTGTGGCTGATCAGTCTCGATGTAGGTGCCGGCGACCGCGCCATTGCCAAAGAACGCCGAGGAGTGCATCTCGGTCGCCCTCGCCAGTCCGATCGCGTCCCTGGAGAGCGTCGTCGGCACGTAGCCTCGAACGCCGTCTGAACTGAGCCAGCGAAGGTGAAAAATCTCCTCCTGCCGGTACTCTTCGGGCTCTGGGTTGGGGTCGGCCAGCGTGCTCGGCGAGCGGTAGTAGTAGCGGAGTTTGCCGTTTTCGAGCCGGCGGACCTCCATCCGCGACGGATGCAGCGGAATCAGTTCGTCCACGGCGCCGCGGCGGATGCTACCCTTGATGTGGGCATAGGCATTGCCCCACAAAAGCAGCCACGACTGCATGAGTTCCTTGAACTCGAAACTCGTCATCCACGAGTTGGGCTGGTAGGCCAGAATCTCGTGGAGCGGCTGGTCGTCGGCAATTTCTTTGCCGCCGGCCGGCAGTCGCCGGTACAGATTCGTCGGCATCGCGGCGATCGACTCCGAGAGGAGCCGGACGCAGGCCAGGACGGCCGAGCATTGCAGCGCCGTCTCAGGCGACACCGAGACGCCGGCGACGGAGTTCCGGTCCTCCATCAACTCTTCGAAGACCCGCGAGAGAGACGCGGATCGGAGTTCCGTCATGCCGGTGTATGGAATTTCGTCCGCCATCAGAAGACCAGCAGTTGCGGCTCCTCGTCAGGTCCGCGTGCCTCGCCGGCCGAGATGCCCAAGGCCATGATGAGCGCGACTGCGGCGTCGATGCGGGCTGTTGAACTGGCGTTCTTCTTCGACGGCTTGATGTTGCCGGCGTCGTCCGTTTTCACCTGCACATTGCTCATTTGCCACGCCAAAACAGGGTTTCCAGCGTGCCTGAGTCGCTTCGAGATAATGAGCGTTTCCAGCAGTTTGCTGGGCGCGCTCATCGACACAAAGCCCTGCCCAAACGGCCTCACCTCGACGCCTTCGGCGACCAACTGGGTCGTCAAATGCGTGGCGTTGTACCTGTCGATCGCGACACCACGAACCTCATTCCTCTCGCAAAACGAGAGAATGTAGTCCCGAACGGCGTCGTAATCGCAAATATCGCCTTCTGTAAGTGTAACGAAGCCGTCCTTCGCCCATTGGAGATACGGCACACGGTCGCGCTTGGCGGCCTCCTCGGCCCTGTCCTCTGGGATGAAGATGTGGGCGTGGATGTCGAAGGTGCCGTCCTCGTCCGGCCACACCGCCACGAAGGCCGTCGTATCTGTCGTGCTCGCCAAGTCGACGCCGCAGTAGGCCGGTCGGCCATCCGTCGGCCGCAGTGGGTCGCCGTTGGCCTCCCAGGCGCCGTGGCGTATCCACCTCGAAGCCGTCGAGCACCACTGGTTCAGGTGCAGGGTTCTGAAGACGACCTCCTCGGATGCTGACTGCTTGGCCCTGAGCGCCATCTGGTGGAAGTAGTCGGGCTTGAGGGTGACGCCGTAGTTTGGGTTCGCCTTCTTCCACGTTTCTTCGCTGAACGGGTCGTCCTCTGGGTCGGCTGCGAAGATGCACGGCAGGAACGTGTCATCCTTGAGGATGCCGTCCCTGATCTTCTCAGCCCGCTGCCAGTCCTTGTAGCACGGGCCGTTCTTGTTCGTGCCGGCCGTCGTGATGTAGATGGTCAGCGGCTGAGACCTCGCGCCCATGCCAGTTTCTAGGACATCGACAAGTTCCCTGTCGGGAAAGACGTGATACTCGTCCACCAAGACGCACGATGGGTTATAGCCATGCTTGGTCCCCGCCTCTGAACTGATACAGAACATCGATGCGTTTCTGTCAGGCAGGACGATCGAGTTTCTGTAGACCTTGCACTGCCTCGACAGCGATGGGCAGGACTCGACGAACTGCTTCGCTGCCGTGTGGAGCAGCGCCGCCTGAGAGCGGTCGCCAGCCGCGACGATCACTTCTGCGCCGATGTCGTCGCAGAAGAGCATATAGAGGCCAACGGCTGCCGAGGCGGCCGATTTCCCGTTTTTCCTCGGCAAAGCCAGCAGTGACGTCCTGTACTGCCGCAAGCCATCTGGCCGCTTTGTGTTGAACAGTCGGCTTAGGTAGTCAATCTGCCACTGCTCCAGCACGAACGGCTTCCCGGCGAAGTCGCCGCGGGAATGTTTGAGCAGGCCAATGAAATCGCAGATGTCGACCGACATGAGATGTCCGCGGCGCGCGAACTACCCACGCTTCTTGAGCAGTTCGTCCATCGGATCGAGGACGACCTTCTCGGCGTGGTAGCCGAGACGAGTGCGGTCGGCAGGCGTCAGGCCGAGCACGGTTTCCAACTGCCGCAGTTGCTCGTGGCAGTGATTGCTCTGAGCCTGCCACTTCGTCGGCCGGCAGAACCTCAGAGAACCGTCGGGGGCCGTTACCTCTCGCCAGCACTCGCCCGACTGGGCTAGATGCTTTTCGGCCTCCTGCCACTTGTCCCAGACGATCGCGTACCTTGAGATCACCTGAAGGTCGGATTCGGCCAGAGTGCCCATCCGCTGCGTGAATTCGCAGACCTGGGTGAACATCTGCTTGGCGGCAGGCCGCAGCCACTCCGGCGGCGCTGGCAGTTCTGCCAGAGGCGTCCCGAGTTCCTCTCGGTAGTTCGCCTCCTTCGAGCCCCGCATGTGCAGGATGTGCTTCGGCGTTGGTGCTGGGCCTCGTGCCATGCCTAGTAGTCTAGTCGTGTTGCATAGGGGGCGTGGGGAGATCGGCAGCGAAAACGCCAAAACGCCGAAAATGGTGGTTTCATAGTGAACGGGCTATACCGCCGCCCGTTTCTTCCTGAG